GACAGACTTAAACGCAGCAATAACTAATCAGACCCAGGAAGCTTCTCTTCTAAACGAAAAAGCAGAAGCGGAGACCCAGCTGGAACAGGAACTCCAGTTGATGAGGATCGCAGGAGACAGACAAACTGTCCTCCTCGGTTTACCATCAGGGAAGGGAGGTATCTCCGTCCTTGTGGGGGACTTCGCAACTAATTTGGAATCGGTGGCCAGGGCGATATTCACTGACACGAATATGGTCGTCGACGCAACAATCGAAGACAGGGCAAGAGCACGTAATCACACAATCTTGCGGGAAGGACTCATCGATTCTCGGATGTACATGAGTGCGGGTCGCACTACGCAAGTAGCGCTCTGGGCAGCTGGACCACCAGTTGCGGTCGGAGTGAACCCAACCTGGTACATATTGAGACCCGGCAAGGTAGAGGGCATTATGCTGACACAAAGCAGCTCAATGGCATCACTGGCTCCCCTATTCAGGGGAGTAGAATTAGGACCGTTCGCTTCAGCCGTTAGGGCTGATGTGGGCTTTTACAGCATGAATGTTGTCCTGGGGGCTCTCAGGGCGGCAGGTTTTAACGCTGAGAACGGAAGGGTTTCCTTCGTCGAGCCGTTATTACGAGTTCAGTGTAAAATATTAGATGGGCAAGATAGGGGAGAGTCACCATACAGCATCGTCGGGGGATTAACCTCCCAACTTGTCAACCCAGTAACACAGAGAGTGTGGGGGAACTTCTTTCCAGGGGGACCAAACCAAGCCGCCTGGGTGGCCGCAGACACAGTATCAAGGGTAGTTAACATCGAAGACTTCATGCGGGAAGCACAAGGGGAAAACAGATTTGCGGCTGGGTGGGGGCCAGGTTTTTGGAACAAGATGGGAGCAACTGGAGTAGCAGTAGTACCGATAAAAACATCGGGTGCAATGCTAGCACAGCAGAATTCGGCCTGGACACTTGCACACATGGAATATCCAAGAAAAGTGAGGCAAGTAGATACTAATGTGATTTCGATCAATGCAGCCCTAGCAGCTGTTGGAGCAGAAAGGGAGTACACTAATACATCCTGCACTCATGTACCGGGCCCGTACGGAAAAGTTTTATTCGTCATTGTTGACCAGACGACTGACCGGGCCGTCCAGGTAGCAGTTGAGGGCGCTGTTGGTGTGTTACTGACAACACCTGCGCTTCATTATGTTATCGGGGGGATTGACATGGGTATAGGATTAATGGTGACCCGGGAAGTAGGACTAGCCATCGACCAGGCCGCACTTGAGAACATCATGGCCATGGAGAGGTGGGTTGAGTTCTATGGAAACGAGGAGGACTGGCAGTCAGCAACAACGATAGTGGGATGTGCATACGTAACATTCGGGGTGGAGATGAGACGGCATACAAATAGAGTCGAAGGAGGATATTATTGGCAAGTGGGTGCAAATCCACCCTTCCCCCTAGGTGGTCTAGCAAATTGGACAAGACTAGACAATCTCACTGCAGCACAGCAAGCCGCCATCTACGCCGACATCCAAAACACGGTGGAGGCACCTTGGGGTGGATTCAGAGTGAGGAACCCGGTACCAACGGCTGCACCGAATGCTATGTACACACGATTCGAGCCCGTATTAGCGGTGGGTACGGTGGCCATGTTATGGCGACCCGAGCACCCTATGCTAGCACCTCTCCCTGACAGGCCTTCAGCTCTTGCTGATATCTGTTATCAGAGAGGAAGAATGTGTGCAGCACAGGAGGATATAGTGGTTGGGCAGTTAGGATTCCCCGAAGACATGATCAGAGCACCAGTGGGGGTAGGAAACGTGGGGTTAGCCCAAAGATTGATCAGAAAGATGTGTAATGTAAATAACCAAATTCTAGAAGCAAAGCACGCATCAACAGTCCATGTGGTACTGAACGGGTACTGGAGCATAGGGGCAGGGGTAACGTATAGGGCGATATACGCGCAGTCAGGACCCGGTACCATGAGAAAAAGGATACCATGGGCTGAAATGAGGTCATTGGGATTCGACGCAGATCTGGTAAAGAACGATCTGTATGGGATAGGATCAGGGGACTTTGTGGCAGTCAATGCCACGATCGGAGCACTGGGGGGGATATGGGACGTAGTGAGGTACCCACTTCCTGTACCATCGAAAGAAGCAAGGGCAGCGATGAACACGACCAATTGCATGGGGGGGTGGACTAGGGCCGTCACAAGAGTAGACAATCTGGGGACAATTAGGGAAGGAGGGCTAGAGCCAGAGCCCTTGGGAATAGTGATGAAGACACCAACTGCATCGAGGGCAACATACCTGAGATGGTCACTATTCGCCACACCGGCGATTCAATCAGATACGCGAGAATACCCGTTCGGAGGATATTCGAGGTCAGGGACAGAAACCAATCATCATGTTCTGACCGCACTTTCAGGAGGAAGGATAGTAGTACTAAAAGACGCCGAAGCAGAGCAAAATCCCGTCTTCCTCAACCGAACATCAGGCCAGCCAACGACGAATACTCCACAGGTAGATTCACAGGGGTCAACGACCGAGGCTTTTTTAGATATCTAGATACTGGAGTATATGACTTATACTCCAGTATTAGGTACAAAAACCTACAATTAGGTTCATTAGATATGTTAAGTAATGTAGATTTCACAGAAAAAGTCCATTTAACCATTGATAGTTCCGAGAACATTGTAAATTTAATGCGTACAGAGTTCACGCATTTAGATGATTGGGAAACGGCAATTGACTATAAGACACCAATCAAACTAAAAGCTCTTAAACCACTGGAAGGATGGGGTCTTTCAGGATGGGGATACGGTCTGAGATTAGCTCTAGACGTAGTATCGGATGACACCGCCGGAGTCATGTTCGAGGTAATAACTTCAATTCACAACAGGAAGTTGGATCCTAGGGAAGTATTCAAAAAAATAAGTTCAGAAGCAAAATTGGGAGGAGTTAGCTTTAGTAGTAAATGGGAAGAATATGTTAATTGGGAATTGTTGGGGGGATATCAGGGATTGAGTGAGTCTGAAATGGCGGCAGAAGTACGGAAACAGGTTACGATACCAGCGGCCAGTTCATTAATGGGGAAACCAGTGATAACAAGATTAGAGGAAATATTAATGCCGTTAAAAGGGACAGTAAAGGAAGAAACCACATTTGAAAATTTTTTATTATGTAGGGACTTGTGGGCTAAGGGAACTAGTGGGTATATAGGATCAAAAATGAAGATAGGTTCGACAAAACTTGATATAGCAATAGCCGCAGATAATGACAAAATTAAGTTGATAGCATCCCAACCGTTCCAGAATAGACCTTTTATTAAGAGCGAACCCGGTAAAGCAAGACCAGTAGTTAATTCAAACATGTCGTGTTATTTAGCAATGGAATATCTATGGATACATATAGAACCAAAACTTAGAAGAGTATTTTCTCAGAATCTATCAATGTTTGATGGGGTCGATGAAAAGGGTAAACTTTGGGCCCAAATGGCGGCAGAATCAACTAAATTAAATGAGATACACGTACCGTTAGACTATTCAAGATTTGACAGTACCATATCACGGGATATTGTAATCAGGACCTGTGAATTACTATTAGACATTGCTAATTTAGATGACAACTGGAAAAAAGAATTCATGTTTAGATTTAAGAACCAAACAGTTGAGATCCCGGGTTATGGGGTCGTTCTATGGAATAATAGTGTATTGAGCGGGTGGAGATTCACCGCATTGATTGATTCCTTAGTTAATTGGGCAATCCTCAAGTCCGCTGGGGGTATAGCGAGTGGGGTGGGAATAAAGGTACAGGGTGACGATGTTAAGATATCGTTCACAACAATTAGTAGGGCGGAAGAAGTAGTTGAAAACATAAATAGGTTAGGATTTGAGATAAACCCGGGAAAAGTATTTTGTTCCAGGAAGCGTGATGAATACCTAAGAATGGTATCTCAAGATGGGAAAACAAAAGGGTATGTTATTAGGGCATTGCCAAAGATAGTATTTAACGCACCACAAGAAAATAGTTCAGTAAGTTGGGGTGAAAAGACAAGGGGGGTTGTGGATAAGTGGGTTAGGGTTATATCAAGAGGAGGGAACAGAGTTAGGTCAGAATATTGGATGATGAGGGATCTGTGTGGGTTAACCGGGGAATCAAAGAAATTGCTTAAGGACTGGTTGTCAACACCGGCTACGGTGGGAGGGGCGGGGTACTTTCCAGACGGAAATAACTGGATCACTCTCAAGGTTGAGGTAGAATCGATTTCGGACAGAGTTAGGGGGTTAGATCCTGCCGAATTCTGGCGGAAGAAGGTGAAGCAACAACTAGAGGAAAAGTCCAAGTTCTATTCGTTTGGAGAGGTTAGGTTAGTTGGCAGCAGAGGGTCATGGGTACAAGTGGAAGGGAAGGGGCGAAGAGAGAATGTGCCCAGCCTACGGATATCGAGAGAAAAGAGGTTCGATCCATTTGTTAACGCAAAATTAGAGATGGCGATAAATGATAAAGACTGGGAAGAAGTCAGATCACTTATCGATAACAAATTATTATTCGATGAATTAATGAAAGAAGTGCCTAGATGGATACTTGTAGATATACTTAGTGGTAAAATGAAGTGGGTACATCCGCCTACACTGATTAATAACAAAGAAATAACAGCTACAATATGTAAACAGGCCTCAGCCTTGGTATATGATAAATTCAGACGTTACCATGGTGTAAGATCAAAAGATGTATTACTAGGATTTCAATTAGGTGCAGAACAATGGATTCGGGGAGTAGCCAATGGCCTGACTAACATACTACAATAAAGTGACGGCAGTAGCTTTCCCACTTAGGTGGTTTTATATAGGTTCGGAGGGTGGAGCCTGTTAACTGAAAGAGTATTAGCCTAGTACTCTTAGCCCTATTCCACGATAGGCTAGAAGGAGGTTGGTTGACACCTGGATTTCGAATTTTCAGGATTGTTTGCCATGTTTACTCCTACTATGTTTGCTTACAGCCCAGACCCTAGGTCATGTCTAGGGAGCCACTATGATTTAGGGGTTGACGAAGTCACGCGAAGTTAAGGGGGAGAGCCCTCTCTGGCCTCGGTAAGCGGAATGAAAGGGGCCTGTCGATATACCATGGAAATATACTTCAATTTTAAATGTAGCAACAAGTCTCTGAGCCTTATGCTCGGTTTCATATTAATAATGTATTTGATGTCCCTACTACAGAAGGTAGGGGCTCAACCACTCGCGTTGAAGGTTACGGAAACGTATTGCCCAACTTTCCTGACGTTGAAGGTACCAGACAAACTGATATCTTCAATGAAGACCGTAACAGGTGGGTGGATAGTCAAAACAGCCGCGGGTAGAGAAATATGTGTTCACGGAGATTGGTGGGAAGCACAGTTCAATCTACTGGGGAAAGGACGTTTAGAACGCATCACCCTACACGGACATGAAGTATTGGTACCGACGAAATTCGAAATCAAAGTAAATGAAGATCACAGCATAGTACAAACAAATGTAAACTGTGCTAACGGAATAGGAACATGGAATCTATTCGGACGAGTAGATTGTACAGTAGTAGAAAACGTCGTTCAAGGACACGACAATCAAGCCGCTATGGCAGCTGTACCACCTGCACAGCCACCTCCTCCACCACTTCAGACATTATGGAGTGAAATAGTTGGATGGGGAACCGACACACTCATACTCATAGGAATCGTATTGGCACTGATTCTGATTATCTGGAAGGGAGTACCTTGTGTAGTTAGGTTAATAGTGAAGAGAAAAAAGAAGAACAAACAAAAACGAAAAATAAAAAAAAAAAAAAAAAAAAAAAAAAAAAAAAAAAAAAAAAAAAAAAAAAAAAAAAAAAAAAAAAAAAAAAAAACTTTTCTCATAATTTATTCCCAAAAAAAAAAAAAAAAAAAAACAAAAAAACAAAACACAATTTTGCATCTCTCTTATATAAAAATAAAAAAAAAAACAAAAAAAAAAAAAAAAAAAAAAACAAAATAAAAAATAAAAATAAAAATAAAAAAAAAAAAAAAAAAAAA